GACTATTACGTCATCTCCCAAGACCATCAACTGATGCGGTTTGAAACGTAGTAGACCACGATACCTGAGCGCATAACACATAGCTGTATTGACAATACTGTCAATCATCTGCGTGAAGTAGCTTCCACTAGGTACGCCATGTCTCTTCCCAGTATAGAGATGGCCATCCGGCATAACGATTGGCGTGAAGATAAAATACTTCACAATCGTATCCCAGCCATGACTAGCACGGTCCTCGGGCGAGAACCAGGAGGATAAGATTCGGAATGCTCGCGAGATGCAGTACCTAGAAATGGTACTATCAAACTTTGAGTAATCCAGGCATACAGTGGTACCAGGTTGTTCGCTATAATAGCGATCGAGTCTAGCCCCCAACTCACACTTTGACATGCCGAAAGCCATAGGTGTAGGTCTGATTAAGAAGGTGTCAATAAGAGGTCGAGCAAATCGTCCTTCCATACACACCATCTCTAGAGGGTAACCCCAGACGAGACGAGTCTCAGTGGGCTTGGATGTTCTAGCGCCGGCTAGAACAGGGTTTGGAGCTTTAATCCCTTTCAGGATTTGCTGTTCCCTGTCAAGTGAATAGACCAGAGAGTCCTTCTTCTTGCCAAGGAGTGGAAGTCCGGCTGACTTATCCAACTTCAGCGCTCCATGGATCAGTTCTTGGTCATCAAGTACAGTGAGGTACCGCATAGTCTTCGGCTTACCATAAATGGCAAAGGCTTTACGGAAACCGTACCTCAAGGCCTCATCGTTGCCCTCGTACTGATCCCAGTCCTCTGCAAAGCGCGCAAGCGCAGTCCAGAGATCATCGACGCGATACAACGAACGTGGCTTCTCCTCCCAACGGAAACCTTGTTGTTCGAGTATCTCGGCGACGTAATCGTCGAACACGACATGGGAATTGTCATGTCCTTTGGAGGATACATACCCTTTCAGGCATGCACGTCTGAATGGTCCGCGATCTTTCAGCATCGCACTCACTCTCCTGTCGTACGTCGTAAGAACTTATTGTTCTCAAGTCAATCAAACTCAGGAGTCGAATGATCAACCTGTCCCTAAATAGATAGGATAGCGCAGATGCGCATGTTCCCTGAATCCGTAGAGACAGGCCGTGTAACTGAGCATGTTACAATTAGTC